AAATCGCAGCCTCGGCCGATCCTGAGGAAAGCGAAATAGAAGAAGAAACCCTAGACACCCCTGAGGAGGAAACAGTGTCAGAAGCAATCAAGGCCGAGTCAGCAGAGTCGGCAACAACCCCCACAAGTCCACTTCTCTACGCACAGGCTCGCCGTGAGTTCAAGTTGCCATCGGCTTCTGAATACATTGCAGCTTTCGTTCGTGGCGGTCACGACTTTGCACAAATGAACGACAACATCCGAGCAGCTGCTCCCGACGTTGTAACCAGCGACATCCCAGGCGTTATCCCGACTCCTATTGTCGCTCCGATCTACAACAACTTTCAAGGCCGTCGCCCACTCATCGACGCAACTGGCGTTCGCGCAATGCCACAAGCAGGCGCTATCTTTATCCGCCCAGTTGTAACAACCCACAACTCAATCGGAACTGCTACACAAAACACGACCATCACAGCGTCAGCTTTCCAAGTTGACGACGTGCAAATCACAAAAACAATTCAAGGGGGCTACGTTGAAATCAGCGAAGCCTCAATGGACTGGTCACAACCAGAAGTCCTCGGCGCTTTGCTCGATGACATGGCTCGCGTTTACGCCGACCGCACGGATCTTGTCGCTTGCTCAGAGTTGAACACAGGAACCACAAACTCCAACAACTTCGCAAACGCATCTATTGCTGACCCTGCCTACTGGGTTGAGTGGATGTACACAGCAGCAGCAGACATTCTCACGGGCTCTAATGGCAACTTGCCATCAGTGCTTGCTGTGTCTCCAAACGTCTGGAAATTGATGGGCAGTTTGAGCGATACTGCAGATCGTCCGTTGTTCCCACAGGTCGGCCCGATGAACGCTTTCGGTTCACTCAGCCCAGGTGGCGACTCAGGTTTTGCTTTCGGTCTCCGCGTTGTCGTTGACCGCAACATCACCTCTGCTGGAATGTTCATCATGGATCCGACAGCAATCGAAAACTGGGAACAGCAAAAAGGCGCTATCAGCGTCGAACAGCCTTCTCAGTTGTCGCGTCAAATTGCTTTCCGTGGCTACTTCGCCTCGAAGGTCATCGACACCAGCAAAACCATCAAAGCCGCTTTCGTCTGATCCACTAAGTCCGCTCGAGAAAGTTTGCACCATGGCAGTATTCGCAGTCACTCACCACCAGCGACTAAACGACTACGCCGTGGTGCAGACCCTCGAGGACACGGACATCGGCATCGGTCAGAGCATCGTTCTTGCAGGCTTAGGCCACGGTTTGAACGGCACTCATACCGTCTATGCCGTCAACCCTTATTATTTTGAAGGCGTTGATGACGAAGGCGACCTGCTATTCGATTACGACGTTTACATCGGGAACCAGATTATTTTCTACGATGCCGGAACAGATCTGGAACGTAGTGCAGCTATCCCGACTGGGACGCTCACTTGGACTCAGACCTGCACATGGATCGTCGCGAACGACGTTCTCGCCTGGCTCGGAATTAGTGTCGCTACCGCAAACGACACAGCCTTCGTTGGCTCATGCACGGATGCAGCTAACGCGTTCGCGTTTCGGCGACGTAAGGAAGCAGGTTATTTTGACTCGCTTACTACCGTCCCAGGCGCGGACGTCAAACTCGGGACAATCATGCTCGCTGGAGCTCTTTATCGTGAACGCGGAAGCGTTGACTCGTTCGCCAGTTTTGAAGCAATGAACATTCCAGGCACAGTCGGCTCGATGGGACAAATCAACCGCTTACTAGGCGTTAATCGGAGCCAAGTCGCATGAGTGCTAGTGGCATCTTTGCAAGCGCCCAGAGCACCCTTGTAGCGTCGCTCACGGGACTCGGGCTGGCAGTTGTCACCGATGCACGCAACGCTAGACCGATGACTGTATTTGTCGAGCCACCCACGTTCACCTGCTTTAACAGCAACATCGCCGAAATTACTTTCGGAGTGAGGATCCTTGCAGCGCCCCCAGGCAACAGCGACGCTAGTGACTACCTCATCACCACAGCCGACACGATCATGAACAGCGCGATCTCTCTCATCTCGGGGAGTCCTTCTGTCACGACAATCGGATCACAAGATATCCCCTCATACGATCTAGTCGTTCGTGTGGGAACCTCAAGAAACCCATAGGAGAAATCATGGCAACTACAACTTATTTATCACAACCGGCAGAGCTAAAAATTGCGACCGTTGATCTCACCGATCAGGCCTCGAGCATTAGTTTTACTCTCGGCAACAACCCACTCACTAGCACCGCTTTCGGCGATACTGGCGAACGCATGGTTGCAGGCCTTCAGACCGTAGAAGGCACAATCACGCTTTATATGTCATACGGCGCATCAGAAGTTGAAGGCGTCATTGCCGGACAGATCGGGCTTGGATCAACAACTATCGTCGTAAAAAAAGGTTCAGGGGCTATCGCAGCTGATAACCCAGAGTGGACAATTTCCAACACGATGATCGCTAACTACCCAATTACCTACACCGTGGGCGAACTCCAAGTGATGGAAGTTTCGTTCTCAGGTGGTACCTGGGTACGCGACATCACCCCCTAATCCCATCCCTTACCGTGCAAAGGAAATCCCATGAAACTATCCATCAAGATCAATACAGGAGAAGGAGACTACGTTGTCGAAACTAATCTCTTTCATCTTGTGCAGCTCGAGCGGAAATATAAAGTCAAAGCGTCCGACCTCGCTAACGGTATCTCGATAGAGATGCTCGGCTACCTCGCCCACGAAGCAGCCAAACAGCAAGGACATAATCCTCCAGTCATTCTGGATGACTTTCTCAAAAAGTTAGTCAACCTCGAAGTCTTGGAAACAGAGTCAGCAAACCCCACACAAGGGGATCAGTAGGGCGCAGCCTCGCCGAGTTACTTGTCGAGACTGGCTACTGGCCCCCATCCATCGAGTTCACTTACACAGATCTGAACACTGTGATAGATGTGCTTAATAGACGCCGAAAGGATTAACGATGATCGAAATGAAATCAGAGATCAAAGGCGCGAAGCAGGCAATCATCTCGTTACGGAAAATAGATCCTGAGTATCGCAAAGACTTCAATCGTGAAGCCAAAAACATTGCAGCGCCACTTGTCGCCGACGCTAAATCCGAATACCCAGAGATGCCTCTTTCTGGCATGGCGAAACTCTGGACTAACAATGGGCGCGAGTTGTTGCCGTGGTCAGTGAGCAAAGTCCGCTCAGGCGTCAAATTGAAAACCTCTACGCGCAAAAACGCTTCAAGTGTCATCTACATAACGCAGGCGAACCCAGCAGGCGCAATCTTTGAAGTAGCAGGAAAAGCGAACCCTGGCAAAACATTCAACAAGAACCTACGCGCCAAAAAAAGTTTCATCTTGTGGCCCACAGCGGACAAACATCTTCCAGACGTGCAGCGCGGAATAGTCAAACTCGTAGAGGACGTCATGGACAAAGTTGAGAAGGAAATGCGCTAATGGCTATCAACATCCCGATCATTACCGACTTCAACGGCAAAGGCATCGACCTCGCCAACTCAGCAATCGGAGGGTTCGGCGGTTCAGCCACCAAAGTATTCAAAAATGTCGCTAAGTTCGCAGCCATCGGTGGAGCAGCAATAGCAGCAGGTCTCGGCGCGTCAGTCAAAGCAGCTGCAGAAGATGCTCAAGGGCAAGCCGTCCTAGCCAAGACTCTCAAGAACTCATCAAACTCCACTGACGATCAGATCTCTTCTATTGAGGATCTCATTTCTTCAATGACCTTGGCTACTGGCGTCGCCGACGACGACCTGAGAAGCGGACTCGGCACACTGGTCAGAGCCACAGGAAACTCGACTAAAGCCTTTGACCTGCTCAAAAGTGCGATGGATATTAGTGCAGCGACCGGTAAGCCGCTCGAGGCAACTACTTCCGCGCTCGCCAAGGGGTTTTTAGGTCAGATGGGCGCGCTAAAGAAGCTGGGCGTCCCACTCGATGCGAGCATTATCAAGTCCAAGGACTTCGCTGCAGCGATGGACGCTGTGAACGAAAACTTTGGAGGAAGCCAGGAAGCACTTTCTAATAGCGCGGTCGGACGCTTTGACAGACTGAAAAACGCTTTTGGTGAGGCATCCGAAACACTCGGCACAGCACTCCTCCCAGCGTTCGAAAAGATCGTCGGCTTCGCCACTACGACTTTGATCCCAGCCTTTGAAACTGTCTCAAAAGTCTTTGACGAAAAAGGTCTCGGCGGAGTGCTTCAGTTGCTCGGAGACAAACTCAAGGAAGGCATCCCGATCGCTCTCGAAGCGCTCAAGAACCTTCTGACTAAAATGGGTAACTGGATCGTCAACGACGGCTTACCACTACTCGGCGAAAAACTAGCCCTGCTCAAAGACAAGCTCACAGCATGGATCAAAGAGTCAGGGCCAGAAGCCCTCACCGCTCTCGGCAAGTTCATTGGCGATATGATCAAATGGATCATCAACGACGGCATACCGCTCTTGATCAAAGCGACAGCAAAACTTTCAGTAGCCCTGCTGAAATGGCTCGTAGATATTGGGCCTGATCTAATCAAAGGACTCGCAGGTTTCGCTCTCGAGTTAGCAAGATCTCTCGTGACTGCCGTTCTAGGAGCGTTCTCAGATCTCGGCAAGTTCGGTCTAGAGATCGGCAAAGCATTCGCGAACGGCATCATTTCGGTCGTAAACACTCAGATCATCGACCGTATTAACAAGCTGCTCGAGTTCACTATTGACCCTCCAGGTCCAGGGCCGAAATTGACAATCAACCCTCCAGACATACCTCGGATCCCAATGCTTGCTGAAGGTGGCATCGTTACCGGCCCGACTCTCGCGATGATCGGCGAGGCAGGCCCCGAGGCTGTGATTCCTCTGTCTGGGCGCAATATGCCGAACATGGGCAACAACATCACTATTAACGTCAACGGTGGAGACCCGAACGCAGTGGTCGCAGCGCTTAGAAGCTATATGCGCACGAACGGCTCCATCCCGATTAGAACGAGCAACATTTTCTAATGACTCTCGGACTACAAAGTTATAGCGTCTCGTATTCGACGGACAGTATTAACTACACCGCGCTTACCAATGTTCAAAACATTAATTTAACGATCGGTGTGCAAGCGCAACTAGACCAACTCCGAGCGAACACAGGCACGATAGAAATTAGATATCCGTCTGGGTATGCCTCGCCTATTGCCCAACTCGTGCAAGGCACTTTCATCAAAATAATGAATGTCACAAACCCAGCAGCGCCTTACTTGCTGTGGGTAGGGCGTATTTCCGACATCACCGTTCAGTACGGGATGCCGTACGTTTCCAACGTCGGAAACGCGGACTTCTTGACTATTGCAGTTGAAGGAAGCTTTGCGTCTCTGGGCCGTATGGCTGGCAACAACTATTCAATGGCAGCTGGAACACTTGCCACCCAATTAACCACCTGCGGCACTCAAACAGGTTTAGCGATCGGTTGGGTTGGTTCATCAACACAAGCTGGAGCAGCTGCAACTATTGACGGCACATGGGGAGACTGGTTAGCAAAAACTGCTTTATCGGCAAATGCGCGAATGTGGAACACAAAAGATAACAGTCTTTTTGATATTACAATTGTTAGTCCCTTTGAGCTATACACGACACAAAACTATTTCAGCGACGTCAGACCACAG